CACGACGCTCTTCCGATCTCAGGTGCTTCATCTGTAGTAGCATCTGTCATCGTAGCATTTAATGATCGGCGTAAATTTTCTGCTGTTAATTCAATCAAGTTGGCTTTCATCGTAGCTGTGGCTGATTCAAGCACATTCAAACCTACTACGTCCATAATATAAGCACCGTCTACTTCCACTTTACGGTAAGAAAGTTCTGTTTTGATTTCTACACCACCAGAAGTTGCCCCCATGGGAATACCGGTAAACTCCTCTTTCTCTTTATCGTATTTAAAATCGGTAAATACTGTCGCAGAATCAATGACAAAATTGTCTGCGGTTGTTTTTGTATAACCTGTTTTAGGTAGTGCCATATTCTTTTTTCCTCCAATCGACCGCTACATAAAAGCGGACATTTCTTCTTTTTAACAGCTCTTCTTTTGTTGGTATTTTATTTGATCCTTGAAAACTAAAAATGAGATTTAGTTCTGGAGTTAGTACCCTTTTGTAACAAAGAGCTGTTTTTAACTTGTCTTCTAGAACAAGCAAGTTTAAAAATGAATTATTTTTGTCAAAAATATCAATATCCAGATAAAAACCATCTTGATTTCTACGAATAGGCTCGGAATCAAAATCAAAGGTGGCGTATGGATAGATGACCTCTTTTCGAGGATTCGTTTCTAAAAATGTTTCTGGGTGTATCTCTTGTAAGATTCTTACCAGCTCTCGTATAAACTCTTCCATCACTTATCCCCCTTTAAATGTAGCTCCGTATTCTTTCCCTAGAATTTCGATGACTTTTTCTTTATTCTGCCGAAACGCGTTTCTTAAAAACTTTTGTGGTTTCTGACCTCTTGTAAAATGCCATTCTCCATCTGATCCCTCAAAGAACCATCCACCTTTACGTCCTGAGCCATTTTCAGCAAATTCTCCGGTTCCGAATTCAACATAAATGGCGTATTGTTCTGGCGAGCCGACAATGCCGACCACTTTTCCTCCAACAGCCTTAAGTTGATAGTCTATCCGGTCTCGCAACTGTCCTGTTTCAACTGGCGCACCAGACTTTGCAGCAGCTTTGATAATCATGAGGACTTTAGTCATACCCCGTTCTGCCGTCGCGTCTAACTCTTTTTTTACCTTGTCTTTGTAGCTGATAAATTTAAAGTCATTCTTCGCCACTTAAAACACCTTCAAACTTCAAATAAATTTCATTGTGATGCTTTATGCCAACAGGATTATCGGAATACGTAATATCGTAATAACGATTTGTTTGATCAACTACTCGCATATTGTCTGTTATCCCCTCAATAAATTCGGGAATAATAAGAATGTGTGTAGATTCTTCTACAAATGCGTTCTGTTTCGTTGTTTCATCTGTTCCTGTCACCAAGTCGATATATCCAGAAACTTCTTTAAACAAGCCCCAATCGTCAATAAGCCCTCCTAATCCGTCAGGCTTTTGGCCTTTGACCTCTTGTAGAAAAAAGGTTTGAGGTGAGTACATTATCCCCACCTCATTTTTTTATATTTATTTAAAAAACTGAACTTTGCTGCAGGAAAGCCCTCGATATTATCACTAGCGTTCACATCGTAATACGTGATAGACATTCTAGCGATAGATTCTGACTTAATGCCTAACTTTGCGCCCATCGATTTTTTAAATCGTAAAAGTTCTTCAATACCCATTTTAATATCTGCTGGATACTCTACTTTTGTAATAAAAGCACCAGAAAAAGAGCCCTCAAAAAAAGGCTCTTCAACATCTGTTTCCAGTGTCTTTTCTGTGATAGCTTCAACAGTTGTTAGGCAATCGTTTACTTTAGAATTACTAATTTGAATCGTATCACCTACTCGTAAACCAAGAGGGTTATCTTTTAACACAATAGAATTACCCTTAAAAACAACATCCCTAAAGCGTATATGAACGTTTTGAAAATTATTATTGGTTAGTTGCCTAACTGTCTGTTCGAACGCGTCTAAGTCACTCTGAGTAACCGATGGATCAATTTTTTTTGCTTCTTCAATGCTGATAATCAAGTTAGCCACCTCCTAAGATGCAGGTGTACCTGTTACTGCAATAGAGGTTGTAAACGCACCGGAAGTAAATTCAAATGTCGCTTTACCTTCTGCAATAATTGAGCCATCAAATCCACCGTTTTTATTTTTAGTGATAGTAGCAACACTCTCATTACTAGATATCACTGTAATTGCTGAAATTACAGCTTGTGCGTTTGTGGCATCTACTGGATTAGCTGCAATAGTAAATGTCTTAGTTGCGCCTACTGCACCCGTCCATGTTTTCTGACTAGGCGTGATACCCGTTGCTGGATTAGTAGGCGTTACGCTTTTTTTACTGCTTTTAAAATAGCTACTTTATTTTTTTCAGGGATGTGTTTACCATATTTTCCAGCTCCCTGGATTGCTACTCCGTTAAAATCTTCGGAGTCAATAGCACGTGTTACAGAAATACCAACGCCCGCAATACCTACGCTATCCGCGGAAAATTGAGCCATTTCCCCAGTTTGTAATTTGCTTTCTGGAATTTCAACCAATACAAAACCTTTAAATTTATATATTGTTTGTTCATCAATGTTAGCACTTGAATTTTTAGTTGTTGTTGCTAAACCATTGTCTACTAAAAAATCATAAACATCAGGGTGAACATAAGCAACCCAAGCAAGAGACTTAGAAACTAAATTATTCACAAAAGTCTTATGCGCCGTTGAGAACAGCTTAGTTACTCCTTCACTGGTTAATTCAAACTGAATCGTTTCAGAGGCTGCATCAGATAATGCTTTACCTAATAAACCGTCGATATACTCAGCCCAAGCAATCGCTTGTTCCTCTAATCTTTCAGCTACTACTTCGTCAGCGTCATCGTTTACTGTGATATTATCCACTCCTTCGTGAATCGCTAACGGAGATTCATAAGGAACCGTTGTATCAATAGATTTAATTTCTTTACGTGGCCCAAAACGATTAGAGTTGCCAGTTCCTGTACCAAACGCTACGTTTTCACCAGTGTTGTAGGGTTGCATTACCACAGGTGTATCTGAAGTTTTTAGCAACAAAAATGTGTCGCTATCTTTTACAGCATCCGACGTCTGCAACTTCCCTCCAAACGCACGTAAAAAATAAGATTTTTTCTCTGTAATTTTGGCTAATAAGCCTGCATATTGTTTCGTGTAAAATTTTGTAGCCATAAAAAATTCCTCCAATTACTCGTATTTTGATAAGATTGCTTCAAATGGATCTTTTTCGTTTGGTTCCTTCCCTTTTGGCAGTTTGTTATCAATTGGTTGATAGCCAGCTTTATTTTCAGCCTTTTTTTTCGACTTATCATCGAGTGTATCCTTCTTTTCAAAGTAATCAGGGATGGAAGCTTTCAAGTTTTTCACTTTACTTTCTAAGTCCTTCACATTCCCATCTTTGTCAAGTTCTAACTCACCTAATTTAAATAAAGCATAATCAATATCCTTAGCCCCTACACTTTGTAATGCAGCAGATACTTGGCTATTGATTTTCAAATCTTTGTTTTCCTTTTCCAACGCGTCTGCCTTTTCTTTTAAATCAGCTAGTTCTTTTTGAACATCCGGATTGTCCTTTGTTTTAGCTTCTAGCGATTTTAAAGTTTTATTTGCTTCAGCTAACTGGCTTGAAAGGTTATTATATTGGTCTTTTGGTACTGCATTTACAGGAAATTCTTTGTCAATTTCTTTATTAGCAGCCTCCATATCCAACGTACCATCTTCTTTCGTGTGTTTTGCTAAAATTTGTTTGATCCATTCCATCGTTTTCTACCTCCATAGCATTTATATAGCGGTCGCTGCCGCTTAGAGTGTCAGAATATACCGTCTGCTCGGTAGCGGTGCCCTTTTAACGTCATGGCTCCTGGACAAAATAAAAAGACTTATCAATAAGCAAGTCTTAACTCCTCATATCATCTAATACTTGTTGTTTTGCTATATCTAGCATGCCTAGCAGCGGCAAACTTCCATTTTGGCTGTAATAAGTAGTGACCTCTCCATTTGGCCGCTGTACAACAATTGTGGCCTGTTCAAAATCAGGCTCTTGGCTTGATACCCATTCGTAAAACTCTTCGTTCGTCTGCCCTCGCTCTTTTTTACGTTGAATATCTTTAATAGTTTGAACTTTTTTCTTCACGGGTTTTTCCTTTCTCAAAAATTCTTCGTAGTCTGCGTCTAAATGGTCGTAAGGATCTTCCATCTTATGGCCTCCTTTAGGTACAAAAATAGCACTCAGCCACTTAATGGGTGAGTGCTACTATTCGTTATAATTATCCGCATCAGCTTGCCACCTATCTAGCAAAGTGGGCTGATTAAGTTTATGTTGTTGATAATATTCCTGTCTCAATCGCTCACGTTCATCAGGCGTTTTCGCTGTGTCTAGCAGCTTATATAACTCATCAAATTCCTTATCAGTCATCTCTAAAGCGCTACGTCTATAATCCACATCTACCTTACCCAAGAATTGTCACCTCCAATATATTATCGACTATCTCCACTGTATACTTCAAATTTCTGTTCAGTAGGAATTCACTTTCCTTTTTCATTGAGCTGTTCGTTCCTATATAAGCGCCTTGCGTTCCTTTAGGAATCAGGAATTTAACTACGCTACCGTCCTTATTTGCACTGGTAAAATTTAAAAAATCCTCGGCAACTTTTTTGTTGATACTAGTAGACTTGAATTCTTTGAATACATTTCCGTTTAGAATAGCATCATATTCATTTGCAGATACACCTCTATAAGTTATTATATCATGTTTCAATTTAAATTTACTAATAGCATCATCTAAATTTTGAATAATATTGACAAGATAAGGTTTTTCTCTTGGATTATATTTTTCATTTCGAAGTATCTTATTCATTTTAGCAAATGCGTCTGATGTATAATCTTTCATAGCATTAACTTGTTCAGGCTTCAATCCAGCAACCCATTTATCACTATCATCTTGCAGATCAGATTGACCGAAGAAGTCCAGCTCAGTAAAATTCGGTTTTGGTTTCGATTCATTTTGTCTGATTCTATCTGCATACCACTCATCATAGCTTTTAAATTCTGACATCTCTTTAGATTCATTATCTTTTCTAAGTTCAGGACTGATATCGTCAACGACTTCAATTGTTGTACATCGGCAATTCACATCTTCTGATGCTATCCCAAACATCCGCGGACCTTTTGCCGAATGCCCTCTAATGGTAAACTCTTCGTCTACATCAACCTCTTTACCGTCTAACTCTTGGTGGGTTCGGCGTGTATGTTTGTCAATCGTGGCAAGCCATTTCTTTTTAATATTGATGCCCAGCTCTTTTGCTTCTTCATATCCTTTTTGGGTAGTGACAGACTGAGTACGTCCTGCTTCTGTTCTTGCAATACGTAATGCTTGTTTGTAGCTAGCTTCTGTTTCCTCATTAATCCATCTAGCTATTTCAGCATAACTTTTACCCTCGAATAAGCCCGTTATGATATTGTTAGTCACATTTTGGGCTAATTCATCACGGTACTTGTATAAACGCTTTGAGAGCCTCTTACCCGCTACAGGTGCATTGACGAGATTCATAATATAATCATGGTTAATTAACGGCATATTTAGTGCTATATTCTGTGACTGCTCTAGCGTATACCACAGTCCATAATATCCCTGTTCAGCTTGTTTTGCAGAATAACCTTTGATAGTTTTTTCAACTTTCGGTGAGTTTAACTGAAGAATGGCATTAATTTCATCAGCAACACTAAAAAGTCTCTCTACTTCCAAACGGGTGGAAAAAGAAAGACTTTCTGCATTTTCTGTATAAACTTTTAGTCGCTTTTTGATGTCGATTAATGATTGACGATAAACATTAAATAGCTGATTATCCGTTTTCTGGTAATTGGCCTTCTGTAGATCCTGTAGCTCCTTCTGCCATTTGTTGAGTTGGGGCATCTGGGTTCACCGCCGTTTCCTCTTCATCGGTATTATCCGATAAACCTTTAGTATATTCTGCTTCTTCCAAGGCTTCTTTCACGTCTTCCCAATCAAGGTCAAACTGTTCGCAGATAAGACGTAAAACGTTGTCGTCGTCAAGGCGAGGTGCTACTTGCAAGATAGATTCAAGGATAATTTTTCTTGTCTCTGCTTCGGTTTTCTCATTGTTAACAATATCTGTTTCATTCACCATTACTTCTCTAGTAAACGTAAATGAAACTTCTGTTGGGTCAAATGCTTTAGTATAACGACGATTAATGTCATCAATAACAAGCTTATTCATCCATTCTAGTAAAGCTCGTAGTCTGGCTTCAGTTTTGTTGGCTTTCATGTTTAATAGTGTATAACGTGCTTTTATCACTATGTTGGTGATATTCCCGTCGCCTACTTGAGTTGAATCAAAGGCCATTCCAAACTTATAGATATTTTCTTTATCAATCTCCATTTTGGTTTTACGCCCTTCTGTTGGAATCGTTACTGTTTTAACATCTAATCCCCCATCTGAACCAGTACCAACAACCTTTTTAGATTTAACATTTTGTCTTAATTTTGAAAGATCATCACCTTGGAAACCTGATACAACGTAAATGGCTTCCGCAAAATCTTGTAAATTGTTTGATAAAAAACAATTCATTAAGTCGTAATCATCTATCAGTGCTTTAATAGGCTTTAAATCCGTCGTTTCCTGTTTATTATTTGATAACCGATAAAAAGGTATTTGTCCGTAGCTTCGTTGCAATAAGCTTTCATTCTCGCTATCAACTGCTAAAACATGTGGCCTTGGATTAATTGGTTCAGCTTCATCTAATTCATAGTCTTTGTTATCCTCAGCTACGAAAAAATAAACGTTCTGGTCAGTCCACACTTCCGCGTGATGGATATCGACTGTCTCGCCGTCTTTCTCGATTTCAGTGACATAATGACGGCAAATACGTTGTAATTCATTGTATTCGTTGTATACACCAAACACGTTTAAACTATCAGCCACTTGAAAACACAATCGATCTTCTGCATTGGTTCTTGCATAAACATACTCGAAACCTTTTTGGCTTGAACCTTCCACAAGCTCTTGTAGCACTACTTGAAATTCAGAATTGTAATACTCTGCTAAATACTCTTTAAGTTCTTCATTTTCTGTTTCGTATTCAACAGGATTAGATAAAAGGTATTGAGTTTTTTGGTCAACAATTTCTGGGAAAAAGCCGTGCGGGATTCGTACGTTTGAAGCGTATTTGTCTTCTCGTAGTATCCCCTCATCGTCCACGTAAAAGATACGATTGTTCATGATATCATTCTCATGGTTATAGTACCGAATACCTGTCTCTGCCTCTCTTTTTGAGGTAGATTTTCGATCTTTGTCAATCGCTGACTTTAAAGCACTGGCGATAATCTTCACGTCTTCGCTAAGTAAGGCTTCCATTTACAGCCTCCTTTCTTTTGGTATAATCTTAGTTATCAGCAATAATTTGCTGAAGTAGTCAACGAAAGGTGGTGAAAAATTATGTTGCGAATTAATTTGAAAAATGAGACTTATATTGATGTTCCTGATTTTAAAAAGGTTTCCTATTATTCAAATGGAACTCTTAAAGAAAAAAACTCAAAAAATTTTAATGAATTTGTAATTGCTGGCAACAGGACCTACGTTTTCGAAGGAAGCACTACCGTTTCCTTAAACGGTAGCGAAATATTGTATATTGAATTAGAGCAACCTGAAAACTAGTTGACAGCTTTTAATAGCTCTGCAATGGATACAACCATTGCGGGGCTTTTTTCACATTCAGATTCAAAATATAATTTGATAAAACGATATATAGCCTCAAGTGCTTCGTGCTTTTCTTTTTCCATCTCCATTATCATTCACCTCTTTCTTAATACAGCCATTTATTTGTGTTCTTAATTTCTCTAAGCAGACTAGCTGCACTGTCTGGTGCGTCGTCGTGCTCTGCGTTCTCTGTATAGTCTAGTATCTCGGCTATATATTCTTTGTCTGTGTCTTCAAGCCAAATTATTCGGCTCCAATACTTCCGCAAATAAGAAGATATCTTGATAAACTTATTTGTTTTTTCATGATACTTTTGCACGTATTGACTTCGTTCGATTAGGTGTTTAGCTAAATAACCTTTATCGCCGTTCGTTTCAGTGTAAAATGTTCCAGCTTGGTAGTATTGATGTAGTTGCAATATTTCAGGTAAGCAATCATCAACGTGTTTCTGCCATTTCTTGCCAAACCCGATAATGGTTCCGTCCTTTTGCTCTTTAAAAATGGTAAATGCTGTGCTATCACCACCTCCGTATGCCGCGTCGATGTGTGCTACACCGTTATAAATAAGGTTAGTGTTATCGATATAGGTCGGTGCAGTAAATAGCGATTCACTATCAGCGATGTGTTTTAACTCGTAGTTCGCTGCAAAGAGCGACGGTGTCATAGACTGCTGTAACGCTTTACGTTGTTCTTTGTCAATTAATCCTGTTTCGTAACAATCGAATTTCTTGACGTTAGGCATTTTAGAAATTGCATCTTCCTTATGCCAAGGCGTGCCTGTGTTAATAAAACGGCCCCCACGATTCTTCACATTCTGCAATTCTTGATACTGCAGCTTTGTTTTCTCTCGTTCCGCACGGCTCACACGGTCTTTAATGTTAACAATATCATCAGTGATAACGATATCCGCGTGTTTACCTGTTAATGAAGCATAAATCCCCATACCGAGTAATTGAGATGTTCCTCGGCTAGATGTTTTTAAGTTGGTATCTATTTCTGTTGTAGTCTCTTTCAAAAGCACCAATTCAACACCATATAATGCAAATACAAGCGTTTTAAAGTATTTGCTAGATAAAACCTTAGCCACTTGTAAAATAATCTCTACGACGTCTGTATCGGTCTTACGTAAGAAGATAATGTTTTTATTGGGAAAAAGAATCATCAACAATGCAATTGCAATCGCCAAGGTAGTTGTTTTAAATGAGCCACGATGAGCCAATAGTGTTTGATCGTCTTTCTCGAACAAAAAAGACTTTAACCAATCATTGTGCAGTTCTGCTAAGTCGGTAAACCCAACTAAATTTCCGAAAATTACCGGGTTCGTTTTGATTAGGTTTAAATATTTTCGCTTTTTAGGGCTCATGCAGAATCACCCTCGAAAAATTGCTCGATTTCGACAGCTGCATCGGAGATATTAAGCACGCCTGAAACTTCAGTTTCTTTTCGATCTCGCCATTCGTCCGGCTTTCTATTTTTCAACCAGAAGATAGCTGCAGTTGGATTAGGAGCTACTTGTTTTGTTACTTCTTTTGTAACAACTAGCTCTGTTCTATCTTCTTTTTTTGGTAAACTTAACACAAACGATATATAGTCAGTGATTTTATTTGCTTTGTATTTATCATAAAAATTCTGGTTCTGATACCACGATAACCACTGATGATCCTTTTTACTTGAATTGCAAGAACGACATGCAGGAACTACATTCGAAAAAGTCAACTCTCCTCCTTTTTTTAATGGGTCAAGATGATCTTTGGTTATTTCATCTGAATCACCGCAATACGCACAGCTGTAATTAAAATAAGCAAGTGCTGTTTCCCACTCTTCTTCTGTCAAAGCCGATTCACCGTTATGTCGTTTCTTTTGGCCGTTATCAGCCATTCGCTCTTTTGTAACTTCGGTATATTCGTAACCCACTGCACTCTTAAATAAAGCATTCTCCACTTGGCGATCGACAACTTCTTTGCCTTTTTTTAAGGCTGCCGAAAGTGCCGGAAATTTTTTTACCCATTCTCTAAAAGTTGAATAAGCTACACCAATGTTTTCAGCTATCTGCTTATCGATGAGGCCATCTCGTGCCCATCCTTCGATTTTGATTAACCCTTCCTCGGTTAGCCACTCTGTGTACTTCGCCATGACCTCACCTTCTTTCTGTATAAAAAATAGACACCTTCCAAAAACGGAAGGTGCCTTTTCTGCATAATTTTACTGATATCAGTATATCACGATTTATCAAGAGATGTTGTGCCTTTTTTGTGCCCTCTTTTTGATTCATTGATAATAGAGGCATGTCTTTTTCTGATATAATCATACCCATGGTTCAATTCTTTTGCGATTTCTTTCAGTGTCAGACCTTCAAAATATTTCATTCTTAAAATGTGTTGATCTAGTCCTTTGAAGCTATAAACTAGCTTTCGTAAATCGTAGATTGAATTCATTTTCCACGCTAAACGTTTTTCATGGTCTTCGATAATATCTTCCAACTTTGATGCTTTAGAATCCTTAGTCAACGTATATCTTCCTAAGTCCTCAGGATCGCACCATCGCTCTAACTCACTTTTGTACGTCTCTAATTCCCAATCAAGGTAATAGATTTCTTGTTCTAACTTTTGATAACTATTTAACCATTCATACAAAGCTGTTACCTCCTGTACTCCTCGATTTTGGCTTTCACTGCAGCCATTAGCGCTGATTGTCCTTGTTCTTTTGCTTGTAAAGCTTTGATTACTTGTTCGTCAATAGTACCTTTCGTCACTAAGTGATGAATAATAACAGGCTGTGTTTGTCCTTGACGGTCTAATCTGGCATTGGCTTGTTGATAAAACTCCAAAGACCATGTAAGCCCAAACCATACGATGATGTGCCCGCCTTTTTGTAAATTTAGGCCGTGCCCTGCTGATTGTGGATGGGCTAAAAGTAAAGGAATTTTTCCCTCGTTCCATTTCTCAATATCCCCATCAGACACATTTAAAGCCTTTGCTTGTTTAAATCGTGCTTGGATTCTTTCTAAGTCATGTTGGTATTGATAAAAGACTAAAACCGATTGCCCTTGTGCGTCCTCTATAACGCGTTCTAGCGCATTTAACTTTTCTTGGTGTATTTCCCTTCCGTCACCGTTTTCGTCGTATACAGCGCCGTTAGACAGCTGTAAAAGCTTGTTTGATAGTGTAGCCGCATTACTAGCTACAACGTCTGTTCCTTCGAGTTCTAACACGTATTCCCGTTCTAGCTCTTTGTACTGTTTCCAGCTTGTCGGGTTCAAGTCTAGCTCGATAATATTTTCCGTTCTCGGTGGGAGTCGCAAATAATCTTTTGCTTTCATACTCACGCATATATCGCTTATTTTGTTGTAAATCGCTTCTTCTGCTCCTGGGATTAATTGCCAAGAGTACACGATATGCCCGTTTTTTTGTGCGGGTACAAAATATTTATTTCGATACTGGGTGATTGTTTTGCCCAGCCGTTCGCCCTGATCCAATAAATACATTTGCGGCCATAAATCTAAAAGGCTGTTAGGGGAAGGTGTCCCTGTTAGTCCGATAACGCGTTCCATCTTCGGGCGTACTTTTCGTAATGCTTTAAATCGTTTGGCACTACTTGACTTAAAACTGGATAGCTCGTCTATAATCACGGTTTTAAAGGGCCAGTTTCGCTGATAATAATTGACTAGCCACTCCACATTTTCACGATTGATTAAATAGACATCCGCCTTTTTGAATAAAGCTTCTTCACGTTGCTTTGGGTTTCCTAACACTTTTGAAAAAGTGAGGTGCTGTAGATGGTCCCATTTTTCAATTTCATCGGTCCATGTCTTTTCTGCAACTGATAAAGGGGCGATTACTAACACATTCTCGATGATTTCAAACGTGTGTAACAGCTCGTCAATAGCGCTCAAACTGGATAAAGTTTTCCCCAGTCCCATGTCTAAAAGTAAAGCACAGTAGGGATGATCAAGAATAAAATTCTTAGAGTATTCTTGGTAAGGATGTAGGATTGCTTTCATGTTTTAGATCACTCCTTTTATCTGACATATCCTTTTAAAACTATTCTTGTAAATTTATCCACTTTCTCTTTAGAATCAATGACAAAAATAGGCATCATTTGATCGTTAAACTTTTCCATAACTTTCAACTGATCTTTTCTTGGTTTACCTCCAGGTCTTTTGAGTTCTGCAAAAAATACATTACCACGATATACAATAATTCTATCTGGAACGCCCCTAGTTCCCGGAGAGGTAAATTTATAGCATAGTGCCCCTATGCTTTTTATCTGCCTAACCAGATACTTTTCAATGTCATTTTCATTTTGCATATCTTGCCTCCTTGTCTGTCACACTTGTGGCACTCGCGCGCGCGAATAGGCTAAACACCCCATTTTACATATATACATATACGTCCTATATATGTATATTTACTATTTCTATATATGGATAGAAATAGGTGTTACAAGTGTTACAACATTAATTTATTCTTACTCTCTCAAGGTTTATAGGCGTAACACTCCCTGTAACACCTGCGACAAAATAGGTGTTACAGGTGTTACAGCTAACATTTTAGGTGTAACACTTTCCGCTTTTTTTGGTGTTACACCTAAACCCGCATCATTACTACTTTTTTGTTTTAGGATGTAACACGTAAATATGCTACTTGTACCCCATATCCTGGGCCAAATCTTAGACGCCCTTTGTTTCCTTTTATATTTTTCTCCCATTCAGGTAGATGGTTTAATATCTGCCGAATCTCTGCGGCTTTCGCTGGATGGATATTCTTGGAATCTCCGTTGTACAATTCATTCCAAACCTCTGCAATACATACTTTGTTTCTAACAATCTCGCCTTCTTCCTGAATATCCGTGCCCCACCCCTGAATATACTCTCGTCTTTCTTGCTTACTTCGTTTGTACCAATCTTCCGTTATTGGGATTTCCAAATATTCAAGGATTTCGCCTTCCATGCTAGAGGTTTCCGTGTGCATTTCTTGGGCTTCTAGCGCTAGTTTTTCTTGTTCGTCTGTTAAATACAAAGGTTCTCCTGCTTGCCACAACTCAACGGCTTCTGCCCATATCTGATTGCGCGTTTCGTCGGTCATTTCCCACACCTTATTTTTAATCGGTTGAATGCCGACGTCTACTGGCCAAAAACGCCGATTTCCTGTTTTATCTCTTAGAAACTCGTTGTCGTTCGTTGTTCCCCAAAAGACACAACGGCGTTTAAAATAGGACTTATGCCGACCGTAAGCAACGCGGAAAATGTCTTCTTGCTTGCTAATAAAATGCTTGGTGGCTTCAATGTCTGCTTTTTTTGTCGCTGACAATTCGCCCATTTCCATAATCCAAACACCTTGCAACGCTTCGTAAGAGTCTTTCCCCGTCACACCTTCTAAGCTGTTAGAAAACCAGTCTCCCGCCAATTTTGCAGGCAATAGCGTTTTTCCTATTCCTTGCGGACCGCTAGTCACTAGCATGTAGTCAAACTTAATCCCTGGCACAAAAATACGCCCTACGGCAGCGGTAAGAAATTTTTTCGTAACTACTCGATTGAACGGTGTATCTTCTGCACCTAAGTAGTCTATTAGCAAAGTTTCTACGCGAGGCACTCCGTCCCAGTGCAAGCTCTCTAGGTATTCTTTTACAGGGTCATACGAGTTTCTTTCAATTTCTTGGACTAGCGCATCATCAATTTTGCCACGGTTCACAATACCGTAAATTTTTTCGATGTATACACGTAACCCCGCATCGTCGCTGTCCTTCCACATCTTGTCTCGGTCTAATTTTCGCCAAGGCAAGTTGTCTTTCACCTCAATACGATTAGAGAAACTGTTCATAAAAATTTTCTTTTTGAGGTTCGGGTCGTTCAGCATAATGACTTCTAAATTTTTCGCGGAAGCCATAATCTGACCGTATTCGTCAATTTCGAGGTCCAATTTTGTAAACCAGTCTTTGTCGTTCTCTTCCAATTCGTCTAGCTCGCCGTCAAAGTCTTCTAACGCTTGTGACAACCGTTCGCTTTGAATTAAGGTCTTCACTTGCTTGTCTTCCATCGCAAACTCTCGCATCGCTTTAAACGATGGGTAACGGTCAATCCGCGTCGTAGGTTTGACGTCTTCATCTAAATCGCCAAACAAATGAATACGGACAAGGTCAAACGCGTTCACCAGTTGATCGCCTACTGGGTCCGTACCGTGATGAGAATAAGCGAACTTATCACAAAAAATCACTAGCCCGCCACTAGTAGAACCTTCTAAAAACGTCCAACGGTCCTCTCTTCCTGTTGGTCCGTAGATGTCAGGTAAAAAGGTTTCAATCGCTGAAATGATGTCATACGTGCGACAAAACGCCCTGACAATCCCTTTTTTCTCTAAGGGATCTCCTGCTTTTTTTGCTTGTCTTTCACGAATTGAATGCCCCCGTGAACTCTCAGGCCAAAAACTTGCATCTCGCCAGTCTTCGTATTGGCTTAGAATTTCGTCAGGGTCGACCCAAGGCAAATCGATGTTATCGGTGAAATACTCCCCGTCTATCGAATGACTAGGCCAATACATTAAACGTTCTGCCTGATAGGTCGTATCATCGAAGTTATCCATGCCGAAAAACTCCGCAAGCTTTCTCGCTAGAGGCTCATACTCTTCGGCGGTCACTGGGCGACTTAACGGAATAATCAAGCGATAGCGCGGACCTTTGACTAAATGGCTGTGTGTCGTGTAGACAGCTGCGGCATGGTCAAATAACAGCTGTACATCGTCCCAAAAGTCTAACGTCGTACTATCAGCATCTAACGTAACAAGGCTACGCTGTTGCGTGTTTCCTCTTTTCCGTCGTCCTTCTTTTAACCAACCACCAATAAACGCCCCAACGTCTTTGACCTCGCCCTGCTTAGACTTCGGCATTTTTTTGTAGTCCTCGACGGTCTCTTGTGTAACCGTCGGAGTTTTTAGCCGTTGGATAAAGTCAGCCCAAGACATCTGCCGATTTTTCCATTTTTTCTCGGTTTTTGAAGCACCAACTGCAAGATGGATTTCACCATCATAGGCTAATTTGATGTTTTTTTCTGGCTGTTCCATCTTTCCTCTTCCTTTCTAGTATCGATTAATCAAAAAGTCTAAACAATCAAGCCATCCTTTTCGATAATCACTCGTAGTCAATTTCAACTCGTAGTCAATTGCAGCGCTTATCGCTTTCAGGTATTTACGAATGCCAATAAAATAACCTAACAAAAAGCAAATCGCAAAGCTTGCTAGTATAAGTATGTTATTTTCCATTTATTCGTCATCCTTTCCGTATTTGTATTCATGAATTAGATTAGTTAACCAGCTATAATCTAGCTCTTGCTCTTCGTCAAACTCCTGTTCGTTGATATAAGCAGCAAAATCTACGACATTTTCGATATATTCCTCATCATAAAAACCCCAACTCCAAATGAATGCTTTAACACGAACGAGTTCCCCATTATCTTTTTTAAAAACAAAAATGGGCTCATTGACCATTTCAACACTCATACAAAATTCACATGTACCCACTTCTTCTTCGTGAGGATTAGTTTCAATATCAACTAGTTTTAGTTTCATTTTCTCTCGCTCCTTTTTCTAACAACTCTCTGATTCTTTCTTCCGTTAAACAAATGTTTTCATCGTTATAATAATCGCTAAACTTGAAACTCATTTTTAATCAGCCTTTTCTTCGGTCTACGTTATTTCTTCTACGCTTATACACTCAACAGCCTTGATAGGAATGAGCGACATTGATGGTATATCACCTATCGAAACCCATTCTCTTCCATCTTCTAAGAGATTTTCTAAGACCTCTTCCATCCAGCGCTCCACCGCTTCTTGATCCAGATTCGATTCAATCCTAGAAATAACTTTACCGCTTTTCAAATGTATACTAATTTTAATTTCCATTGTCTATCACCTAATCTTTCATGTAATATTTCGTTTCAAATCCTTCGGCGTTTAACGGCAAGCCTTCCGCCCAGTCGGGAACTATAGACATGATTTTGTTCATTTCTTCAATAGATTTTTCCCCTTCTGGCACTTCGGCTACTGCCTCATCGTGCACGTGGAAAACAATAGGGTATCCTGCTTTTTCTAAGCGGACCATCGCTTCTGCTAAAACATCTCTTGCCGTTGCTTGAACGATGTTTTCCACCAATTTACCGCCATAGGTTTGTTGTTCCGTGAAAGCGACTTTATCGCCTTGGCCTTCATAAAAAATAGCAGGACCGTAGTCACCTTCTTTTAAATGTGCTTTTGCATACGCTAGTTTTCGTCCGCTTGGTAGCTGAATAAATAAGAATCCCGCTTTTTTGTAGAATTTCAACCCACGAGGGCCTTTTTTAATACCGCCGTTTTGCAGGCAGTCAATCACAGCTTTTTGGGTTTCATGCCAAAAGTTCTTAATACGTTTATTGGCTGTGCGCCAACGGTCCACTATGTCTTGTAATTCGTGTTCTTCAATGCCGTTTTCTAGTGCGCCCATCGCTTTAAGCGCCCCTGGTCCGCCTTGGTAACCAAGCGCCAATGTCGCTACTTTTCCGCGTTGGCGCATGTCTTTGCCTTCGTGACTTTTCCAGTCGTAGTCCGTCACTTCACCTAAATGGAACATCTGCGCAGCTGTTGCTTCATAAATTTTTCCGTGTGTGCGGAATACTTCGAGCACCCAATCTTGTTTGGCGTACCATGCGATAACCCGCGCCTCAATGGCTGAAAAGTCAGACACAATGAAACGGTGTCCTTCTTTGGCAACTAACCCTGTTCGGATAAGTTGCTTCAACGTGTCTGGCACATCCTCATACATTAATTCGATGCCTTCAACATCTTTTGCTTTCACAAGCTGACGGGCAAAATCAATTTCACTTAAATAGTTTCTAGGCAGGTTCTGCACTTGCAATAATCGACCTGCCCATCTTCCTGTACGGTTGGCACCGTAAAATTGTAAAATACCATGAATGCGATTGTCCGAACAGCGTGCATTATCCATCATCAAATATTTTTTTGTGCTTGAATTAGACAAACTAAGGCGCAATTTTAGTACTTCCGCCACATTCTCAGGCAAGTTTCCTAAAGCTAACGCTTTTAACACAACCTCTTTTCCTAACTTCTCGAAAGGCGTTCCTTGTTCTTCTAACCACTTTTTCAGTTGGGCTAAGCTGTTAGGATTTTCCAAGCCTGTTAATTCCTTCATTTCGTTTAATCCCGCTTCACTTAAATCGGCCATAATATCAATAGCAGCCGTTGCCAATTCGTGGTCAATTTCTGCCCCTCTGTCGTTAATCCGCTGATCCAAGGTGTAAAGCTTCCACTCACTTTCGGGGACAGGAAAACGATTCAACTTATTCGCGATAGCCATTTCTACATTGACGTCTTGAATACAATACTCTATAAATGTTTGCCATTTTTCGGGAGCGTGTTCAGGTAAATTTCTTGTGCGCATGCCGTTTTTCTTAGTCGGCTTACACGGTTTAGAAAAGAAGTTAATCAGTTGCGTACCTCTCGTATCTTTTTGCTGTTCAATGTTTAAATATTTCGCACACTGACCTAAAGAAGCTGGCAACCCTAATTCATTTGCGTGAACCATCGTACAATGCCATTGTGCAGGGTCTAAGTAGTACGGAATACCTAAATACTTAGACAAACAAACGCGCTCAAATTGGGCATTGAATGCAATTTTAAGCACGTTCTTATCTGTTAGCGCAGCCACTATCTCATCAGGTATTTCACTAAGTGTTAAATCCTCACATTTGACAGGCTGGCCATCAACTGAATAAGCAAAAAGTAAAATTTCAAAGTTGGGGCTATCGGCGTATTTATAAACCCCAACTTTGGTTAAGTCTTCATCCGAATACGTTTCAATATCAATATTTAATGTTTTCATTTGCTATCAGCCGTTTCAGATGGTAACCGCAATTTACTTTTATCAACGGCAATCATCGGAAGCTGCGCTTCTTCCTCTTTAAAAACATCGACATTGAATCCTAGTTCTTCAAGATAAGCCACTCCTTGTTTAGCAGGCACTCTTTCTACATTTGCAACAATCGCATTGTACGTTTCTCTTACCTCTCGGATTTCTTGATCATAAACAGCTTCTACTTTCGCAAGCCCTTTTATTGAGTTATACTTAAGTTTTTCAAGAAACCCTTTCTTATAGGTTTCAAAATCTCTAGCATCTGTGTCGCGATAAAAGCTCCATATTTCCAAACTGTTTTCTTCTAACAAATCGACAAGTTCATTTTTTACGTTTTGGCGAATCTTGAGTGATTCAAAATAGCCGCGTAATTTCTTAAATTCAGGATCAATTTTCAGCCACTCCGATTCAATATGTGCACGAATAGCCTTCGTCTTTTTTGCTCTTATTTCTTTTTCCACTGAATTTTTTAAGGTATCCACATAGTTTCTTAAACGTGCTTTAGTTGGTTTCATTTTTTCCTACCTCCTGATCTTCTACTGGTGTATATTCTTGTTTAACGTAAAATGCTATATTCGGTAGTTCAGACAGTCTAAGTGAATACTCGTTTGCCTGAACAAGTGAACCTTTAACTGTAGAGAAATAAATCATATTTGATTTTCCCTCTTCAATTAGCTCAAAAACATCGTGCAACTCAATAGGTAAATAAATTGGTTGTTTACTCATTTCAATTTCTCCTTTCAAAAGAAAGGGGCATTTTAGCCCCTTATTCAATTTTTAGCTAAACATATCGTCTTCTTCGTCTTCCCACTCTAAATCACCAAAATCGGATTCAGCATTGGCACGACCGCCTAAGAAGTCTCCTTTACATAACGTTAAAATGTTGTTTAGCCCAGCAGTAACCCCTTTGTTTCCTGCGGTACTGTAAGCATAAAAGTTAATAGAAACATTCGCATAAACACCTGAATAGACTTCGTCTGGATCGTCTGTTTTTACAAGCACACCATCTTCACGTTTTACGACTTGTGGTTTCGTTTTACTTGATACGTTGATAAACATTGCGTTTTCAAATTCTGGGCGTTCTTCGGTGTCCATTTCTTCATCGCCATCGCGTAGCGTAGTTTTTAAGCGCTCAAATTTAACGCCTTTTAATTTGTCCCCTTTTGCGCCTTCATAGGCTGTTTTGATTGCCTCTTTCATCGCTTTAAGGGTTTCCTTATCGTCTTTTGGAATAATCAACATGCAAGAATATTTTTTCTCTTGCCCTTCTTCCATCGCATGAGGTTCTAACACATGCACAAAACTTAATCTCACTTGATTTGTAATTACTTTCGTTCCAGTTACTTTTGCCATTTTAAATTCCTACTTTCTTATATTTTTTAGTTAAATAATTCGTCTTCTTCTAAATCATCTAACGAATTAGAAGCTTGATCTGTAAAATACTGTTTAATGTCCGAGATGATTTGTTCTTTCATCTCTAAAATAGATTCTTTATAGGTTTTTAGGTTCATTGTCCACGTTTCATCTACAAGCAATGAGTTAGTAACTAACGACGATAACGCCGCTTCAATCGTGTTAAAATATCCTTTAAATAACACTTTATTCTCACTGAATACATAAAGCCCAACATTGCGTGTATCTTCTCTTGTGATGTAATAACCTTTACCGCTAAAAATTACAGGCTTTTCTTTACATGATTTTTGAGGCATTTTATCCCCCACCTTCTACTTAAATACATCCAAAGTACCTTCTTGACGTTCTAAGATAACCACCGTATCTGTCACCTTAATATTTACAGGGCGATTTCCTGCGCTGTTTTCAACGGTAACAATAACCGCATTTAAATCATCAAAAGGCTGTATAACAGTAAATTCATCCTCAGATACGTTAATTCCTGAATGCTCCGCTTTCTCCATTCC